TAATCATCATAAAAAGGAGCGACATTAAAATTAGTTTGTAACTCAGCCATCATACTTCCTTAAAAATTAAGATATAGTTTAACTTGTTCTTTAGTAATGCCAGTTCTATCAATAGGTTGAATATTTTTATAATAGAATATCTCGCCTGAATATGGCACTATGTCTGAAATATTTATAACAGTAATCGTACATGTTTTACCGGTATCTTTCGATAAAACGGTTTCATATGGTTGGAATGTGCCGATCACACCTAACACGTACATACTAGTAGTGTTCATATAAGCAACAGTAGCAGTAGCTCTGCTATTTAACCCGCTTACCGTATCACCCGAATTGAATATGTTCGTAGTATTAAACAAGTTAAAATTTAACATGTTATTAAATTTATTGCTATTTAAAGTGCTCAAATCTAATGAAGAAGAAGGGTTGTATAACAATCCAATCTGTCTATATTTTGCCCATGATGGGAATTGATCTGTTGTGGATGTTTCTACAGAAAGACCCAATACATCGGATCCTAATTCTGATATAACATCAGATCCGTGTCCTCCAGGAGGAGATATTATAGGATAGGCAGAAGCAAGTGATCCGAATTCAGAATTAGCTATGATAGTAATGTCTGCATACGAATAGTTTCTGCCCTTGTTTTCTACTGTTATAGCTGTCAAAGCACCTGTGTTGGCATTGATAGTAGAATATGCAGTAGCACCCGTACCATCTCCTGTTATTTTAACTTGAGGAGACATTCTATATAAAGATGTGCTATCCAAGCCTACAATATCAGTTGAAGTAGTGACAAACTTTCCAGACGTATTAACGACATAGGAATCAACAACAGACAATGCAGGCGAACCTGTTCCTGAATAAACATAGAATGCAGATTTACCATATGCTCCATTGATGATCGAAGCACCAGAGTTTGCTATTTTAAAACTTCTATTAGTGATTACTTGATCGATGCTTCCATTAGCATCGATATAATTCTTACCAGCATTATCTATGACCATCACATGCAATCCGCCTTTTATGGCGGCTCTTGCAACTGTTGCATTTGGAACTACGGGAAAATAATCAGCAGTATCGAACTTTTTCCTGGACGCTGAATCAGTTGTAAACAAGTATTTCCAGACATATCCGTCACCTGTAGTAGTAAAATCACCGCTCGTCTGTGTGGTATCTGGCTCTACAGTAGATGTGGCTCCGTAATTATTAAATAGACACTTATACACTCTATTTTTACTATTAATTACATAGAAGTTTTTAGTATAGAGATCAGGATCTAGATGCGAATAGTAATCATAAACAGTATTACCTGTCCATGTGATTCTGTTTGCTATATATCCAATATCAGACCCTAGTACTTTTTTGCCAAATAATATATTAGAGTATACGTTATAGAACGATTCTTTTATAGAAGTATTGGTAACAGGAGGATTTGAATCATCAGGCCATTCAAAAAACTTACCGAAGGTAACATAATAATTCGAACCAGTGCTAACAACTGTGGTGTTACCGGTGGCAGTGATGCCTTGTAGATAGTGTCCAGATTGTGTCAACCCTTTTGTAAGTGTTATTCTAGGACCGCCACTTGTTTCGGATAAAGCTATCTTTGTCGTATTGGCATGCTGAACATAATAAATTACATCTGATACTATAGGACTTATCGCTGTATTACCTTCAGCAACAATATATCTGATCTGATCACCTGCCTGAAATACAGCTGTTCCATATTGAGCAGATATTACTGATACTGAAATCGTACTGTTAGCATCCGTAGTTAACCCAGTGCTTGATCCGCCCGTAACAGCACTATTGGCATTAAAAGAAGTAAGTACGGGAGCAGAAAAAGTAAGATTTGGATTTATATCATAATCTGCGCCAGCAAATATGATATTGGTATTTAAAATCTTACCTGTGTTATCTGCTATACCATCCGCAAGTGCATTTCCTGTACTAAACAATATAGATGCATTAGCAGCGTATCCAGTACCATTATTTGTTATATTAATCTTTGAGACTGATAATCCAGATCCAGCAATATCACTTTTCATTTCTTCAATGAATTTATTTTTAATGTTTCTATTAAATATTCCAGCCATGATATTACCCGCCTGATGAAATTATAACGCCTCTGGCATTATAAGTTGTAGTAGTTTCTGCTATTATATTCTGATCAAATTTATTTGTGTCTATTATCAATGGTTTGCCAAACATTTTGTTTCCGACAGGATGAGTTAGTTTTTTAATTACATCGATGTATTTATCTAATGATTTTTCTACTTGTATTTCATAAGAAAATTCCTGGTAGTAATCGCTGTCCGTAACATATTTATCGGAATTTAAGAACCCGCTATTATCTAACCATTCGCCTTCTTCAGTAGCAACACCACCAACTATCATATCCAGCACTGCTGTAAAATCAGTATTCGATTGATTGGTAAATTCTATTTGCTCACCTTCAGTATTGAAAGTATATCCAGACGATAATAAAGATACATCATATATGACACCGTTACCTGAAGCAAGTCCACCAGAGACAATTGCATTGTTGCCCCATAATTCTCCATCCTCATCTACTATGTTATATCCCCACACTCTTTTTTCAAATACTGTAGGTTGAACTGAACCATTATATTTGCGATCTCCTGATGTGATAGCTCTCAATGATTTTATAGTTCCTATTAGCGCGGTAGCATCAGCTAAGCAGTTACCTAAAACAGAATCAATAGTCCCGACATTAAGATTTGCGCTGAATTGAGTATTTGCTTGAAAATAATGTCCGTTTGCTTCTACACCAGCTCTAGTGGCAGGAGTGAGCGTTATCCTTGATCCGCCTACAGTTGTCGAGAGAGCGATCACAGTATCATTCGAATGCTGTACATAATATAAAGTATTATTAGCAAGACCTGTTATTGCTGTATTTCCTTCAAGAGCTGTGTATACTACACCCCTGCCATATTGAAACGTATTAGAATTGGTTACTGTTATCGTGCTGTTTGCATCAGTTGATAATCCTGTGCTTGCTCCGCCAGTTACAGCACTATTAGCATTAAACTGTGTGTTGGCAGGAGCGATGATAGTGTTTGCTTCTGGATCAATCAGATTGGTGTTGTATGTAAAAAGAGATGTGTTAGAGATAGATCCTACTTTAAATCCTGCACCTGAACCTTCAGAAGCAAATTTCCTGGTCACTGTAACAGGACTATCTACAGCATAACCATATCCACCTTTGAGTAATTTAAAATTAATATAGCCTTTTGCTTGTTCAGGATCTAATATTGTTTTTACTTCAGACTGCAATCCAGATCCAGACGTGCTTTCGGTAGTCAATATATCACCGGGAGCATGATTCTCGTCCGAACCCGATACGATTGCGCCGACAACAGATCCTCGTATCAACGTTGCTTGCCTGATATCCAGGCCCTCGTACATCACATATTCACCAGGAACAAACAAATCTCCGCTAGGACCTGGCACTATATCAGTCAGATACAGAATATGAGATGAATTTACTTGTTGATTTATTTTAGCTACTGACATTACATATGCAGTAGCACCAGATGTTGTTCCGCGTATTAGTTTGTTATCGTATGTGTAATTTAACGATCTTTCTTCCACTTCAATATATTGTTTTCTAGACCATTTTCCATCAGATAACATCAGCACATCATCTTGAGGAACAAATACTTCTATCTCAAGATTATAAAGAAGTCTGAATAATAACTTCAAACCTTCTATAGAACCTTTTGATCTATACACATCTAATATGTGTTTTTCTAGAAGAGCTTTATCAGAAAGTACATTCTTAGGAATGCCATTCATATATTTTGAAAAGAAAAAATCTATATATTCTTCGCTCACAGAATCGATATCTGATGTCTCAATCAGATTTCTAGATTTTGCTATAGGTCCTTGTTCATCCATCCACTCATAATAAGCAGCGATGAACTGGACAAAATTATCACCCTCTTCTCTATAGAAGTCAGGAAACTGATGCTTTACTAAAGGAGCAATATTTTTTAAATCTGTGATCATTATTGTCTATATGCGGTTACGTTTATTGATATCTCATCATAATCTATCTTGAGGTATTTGCTTTCTTGTACAACAATATCATCATTTATTACTTTAGCAAATATCTTGATATTCGTATCATAATTATAAGGATTGAGATCAAATGCTAATTCACCTGTATCATAGTTGACAGTTCCTATATTAGATTCCAATATCTGTTGAACTATTGTATCTGTGATCTTATCATACATTATATAATACAATCTAAGAAATCCATTACCATCATCACTCAGAGTAACCTGTCCCTGAGGTGTGGTAGAATTGTAATATACGCCATCTTTAAAATAATCAAACAAGCTGCTTCTGATACATTCAGTTTCATTAACAATATAAGGAGCTCGTAAAGGTCTTGCTAAAGGATTTGAGAAAGAAAAGGCAATTCTCTGTTTGATGCCTTTTGTAGGGACGATAGTGTATATTGCTCGAAGCGTTGTTTGATTGCTGACAATTGAAGTGTCTGCAGAATCAATCATGGAAGACAATCTAGATTTACGAAGATCGTTTCCAAAATCATTCAGGTATGTTGTTTCATATGACTGAACTTTGCTTAAAACATCTGATTTAAGTTGCTGTATACTTTTAGCAGTTAATGAAGGATTATAACTAACAGCAGATTGAATCTCGATATACATGTATTCAGGATCTTTGATCACAGGTTCTGTTGTAATGCTTTTTGTTCTTAAGTATGCAACGATATCCGTCTTTAGTTCTGCAGAGACGACAGGAAAATTACCATACGGAATCATGCTGATGATTACTTTGCCATACTGCGGAGGAATAGCATTCTCTCCTCCGTATACATTGACAGTCTTGATCTGCGGATATTTCTCGCTGATCAGCGTCGTATAATCATCCTTGGTAACAGCTCTATTCTGAGCAGCAAAATGCCTAGGGGCATTGAGCTTCATGGATTCTATAGTTTCTCTTTCTGACCCATCTGCAGAAGAAATATTAGTTGTTGCTGTGACAGAATAAGTAGAGCTATCT